ACGTTTCAGTAAATTGGTTACAATTTTAAAATTGCCATCACCAACAGAATCATATACTATTAAAGGAAAATTTGCAAAATACATTCTAGTAACCTTCCTTAATCATTTCTTTGCTCAATGTTTCTATTTCAACAAAACTTAATGTGATTGAACTTTTTTGTGGTGGCGGGCCATTGCCTTTCATAGAACTTGTTGGTTCATAAGCAGTATAACGATCTGCACCATATTGAACATCTACTTTTTGTAGAAAACAAGTTGATATTTTATTAATAAATCCGTTTATTTGATTCTGGTACATATATGTAATATCAAAAGTGTTTGGTATATTCATTTCTCTTCTTGTGGTTGGGTTCGAATATTCAGGCATCATATTTTCTTTAAATGTATATATAATTTTTTCTATTGTTCTAGCCTCATCAGCACTCTTTGGGATAAAAGCAAATGTGTATGTAAAACTTCTTCTACCAACGCCCTCAAACATCATTTCCATTCTAGGAGTAATAACCTTACCACTTTGAATTTGTTGTAAAGCTCTTGCGCCTGGAGCAAGAGTATCTAAACTTGCATTAAGTAAGTTTGTAATACCTTCTTTAGCACCACCACCTAATTTATCTTTAACAGCGGTTAATTTAGCAGTGAGATTACCATCTGCTCCCTTAAAAGCTTCTATTGCATCCTTACCCAACATTGCAAGTGTACCAATTTCTCCTTCTGTATATTTGACCTCATATTCAACTTGTACAGATGGAGGCATATATAAAGATATTGCTGCCTCAAGTCTAACTTTTGGTTTTTCTGCTAATATTGATCTACCGCTTGCACCTTTAGCAGCTGTCGGAGCAGCAGGTAAATTATTAGTAACCTTATCAGAATCTGCTACTTTATTTTTTGCTAGTTGTGCAATTGTTGCATCATCAGCATATGGATTATCTTCCATAATTTGTTGCATAACTGCACCGAAAGATTTCTTTGTTTTTGGTGAGGTTGCTTTGCCTGGCGTAAATTTATTGATATTGAATATTATAAAATGGCCTTGTTGTGGATCAGAATCAACATCTGATGGATATGACATAATACTTGTAGTAAACTTTCCTTTATTTGATATAGAATCAAGAGCAGAAGTAGCAGCTTCTCGAGCTGTACCAGCAAGAGAACCAACACCACTTCTAAGACCACCACTTATTGCTGAGTTTAATCTACCTGCTATTTGAGAACGGACGGCACCTGTAATACCTGTTAATACGGTCATGTCTAAATATCCTTATACACTCTACTGAAAGTATTTATACGTTATGTCATACAAAGGAAAATATAATCCTAGAAACCCACAAAAATATAAAGGCAATTCTCTCAACATAATCTATCGTTCTCTATGGGAACGTAAGTTTATGGTGTATTGTGATAATAGTAACTCTATACTTGAGTGGGGAAGTGAAGAGATCATCATACCCTATTTATCTCCTTGGGATGGTAGAATACACCGATACTTCCCAGATTTCTATATAAAAACTAAACAATCTGATGGGACTATTAAGAAATTCATTATTGAGGTAAAACCTAAGAAGCAATGCTCACCGCCAATAAAACAACCTAAAAGAAAAACTAGAAGATGGTATGGTGAGGTTAAGACTTGGGGAATCAATGAGGCAAAATGGAAACATGCAACTGCTTGGTGTAATAATAATGATATGGAGTTTAAAATATTAACAGAAGACCATCTTAACATTAAGTATAAATAGTTATATGGCACAGTCAAAATTTATACAAAGCGTTCTAGATGCAGCCAAGGGTAGACCTAAATCTACTCAATGGTACAAAGATAAGATCAAAGAGTTTGGTCAGCCAGGTGCATTGGATTTAATACGAGATGGTAAAAGAAATAATAAACCATTTATAGGCAAGTTGAATATGTTCTTCTATGATCCTAAGTTCAAGAAGACTCTTCCTTACTACGATACATTTCCTTTAGTATTGCCGTTAGAAGCATACTCTGATGGATTTCTAGGAATTAACTTTCATTATTTACCAATTCCACTAAGACTTAAATTATTAGATAGATTAGTTGATTACTCAAATAATACACAATTTGATGAGAGTACAAAACTAATTGTTGATTATAGAAAACTTAAAAAAATAAAACTAATTCAACCAACCATACACAAGTATTTGTCTGGACAAACAAAGTCGCAGTTTCGCAGAGTAGATGCAGATGAGTTTATGATAGCTGCACTATTACCTGTACAGAGATTTAAAAAGGCATCATCAAAAGAAGTATGGTCTGATTCTAGGGGAATGATCTAATGGCAGTAGCAAGTTTTTTAGAGGGTACAGCATTTGGTGTTTTGAATGATATACTTTCTGGGTTTCGTTCAAATGAAGGATATGCTGTACCAAATAGGTATGAAGTAATAATCCAACCTCCAGCAAAACTTGGCGGTGGTGGTCAAGAAAATATATTTAATAATTCAGAAAGAGGTGCTAACGTAAGAGACATATCTATGAGAGTAGAGAGTGTTGTGTTGCCTGGGCGAACATTAACAACAGCTCAAGAGGCAAATGTTTATGGGCCTGATAGAGAAATTGTTGAAGGTGTAACTTATGCAGATGAAATTGCAATAGATTTTCAAGCAAGTTCTGGTCTTGATGAAAGAGTATTTTTTGAAAATTGGCAGAAACAAGCCTTTAATGAAAAGACTTGGAACATAGGTTACTATAAAGATTATATTGGTTCTATGCAAATATATTTGTTAGATAGGCAAGATGTAAGACGTTATGGATTAAAACTTTGGGAAGTATTTCCTAAAACTATTACAGCAAATACTTTGACCGCAGCTGAAGCAACAGAAATTATTAAAACAAACGTATCATTTTCTTTTAGGTACTGGACAAACTTAGATCAAAATCAACAAGGCCCAGACATAATGGGTAGAATATTGGAAACTGTGGTAAACTCAGCAGAGAGAAATATTTCTAGAAACATACCTAGAATATTAAATAGATTATAATAAAGGATGAATAATTATGGCACTACCTAAACTACAATCTCAAGTATATGAACTTGAGCAACCATCAACTGGTGAGAAGATAAAATACCGGCCTTTCTTGGTTAAAGAACAAAAGACGTTAATGATAGCTTCTGAATCTGGAGATGAAGCACAAATACGTGATTCGTTAGCAGGAATTATTAATGGATGCACATTTGAAAAAGTAGACCCATTTACTATACCTATGTTTGATGTTGAATTTTTGTTTTTGAGGATTCGAGGTAAATCTGTAGGTGAGAAAATTGAATTAAATTTGTTGTGTCCAGATGATGGTGAGACTAGAGTTAAAACTTCTCTTAATTTAGAAGATGTTGGTGTGAATCAAAAATTAGGTCACACTAATGAAATTAATATAACTGATAAAATTAAAATCATAATGAACTACCCTACACTGAATGATATGGTAGGGATGGTTGGTGAGAAAGAAGCAGGATTTGATGAAGTTCTTGAAATGATGAAAAGATGTATTCATGAGGTTCATGATGGGGAAACTGTTCATAGTAAAATAGATATGTCTGAGTCTGACTTGAATGAGTTTATTGAAAGTCTTACAACTGAACAATTTCAAGGTTTGGCAGATTTCTTTGATACTATGCCTAAAATTGCACATTCTATTGAAGTCACTAATCCTAAAACTAAAAAGAAGGGTGAAGTAGTTATAGAGGGAATCCAAAGTTTTTTCGACTAGCCCTCTCTCATGATTCTGTTACTAATTATTATAAGACAAACTTTGCAATGATACAACATCATAATTGGAGCTTAACAGAACTAAACGATATGTTACCTTGGGAGAGGGAAGTTTATATAGGTTTGTTAATAGAACATTTAGAGGAACAAAAGAAGGAACAGGCTAAACAATAATGGAAATACCTACACCAAACGCCGCAGCAATGGAGATTACAGAACTTATTCTACCTTACATCGGTATGGTGGTGATCGTTGTGCTTGGATTCATGTTAAAAGACTTTGCAATGAAGTGGGGTAAAGGTATAGCATTTCAAATGAATAAACAGTTTCAAGAGGGTGATCATGTCCTTATTGATGGAGAACGCGCTCTAATCGTCAAAATAGGGATGACACAGACTGTATTTGGTGTTACTAAGTCTGGTGGAGATTTAGATGGAGATTATGTATGGCGTTATGTGCCGAATGAACGTATCGATTTTCTTAAATTAGAAAAGATAATTTTTGACCGAACACCCCTAAATAACAATACACATATAAAAAACAACTCAAATAGAATTGAGGAGCTAGAAAATGGCAACTAAGAATGATCAAGTCAATATAATTGAAGTAGATAGAAGTACCACAGAGCAATCTTCATGGTACAATCACATTAGTTCTTCAAGAATTGATAAGTGGCGTATCTGGCCTCGTGCATTGATTACTCTATATGGAGTTATGTTCTGGCGTACAACAGAATGGTTCATGGCAATCCCAGAACCTACTGCACCACAAAGTGCATTTGTTAGTGTCATAGTGGGTGCTGGAGCTGCATGGTTTGGTCTTTATGTTGGTTCTGGTGGTAAGAAGGATAGCAAGTAATGGCTGAAGAAAATTTTAGTGCTGTAAATAAAACTTTAAAAGAGACAGTTGTTCATCTCAAAGAAAATGCTGCTAAAGAGGCTGAAGAAGCTGCTAAAACTAGAGCCGTATTAGAGAAAACAGCAGCTTCTACTATTGGTGGAGGTGTAACTACAAAAGAAAGATCAGATGCTAAAAAAACATTAGAAAAACAAGACGAAGCAAATGCACTTGCCTCCGAAAACAAATCTGCAACAATGAAACTTCTTGGTATTTCTCAAAAAAGAATGGATAAAGCAGACAAGCTTAATGTTCAGATAGAAGCACAAGAAAAAACAATGTCTGAACAAAAAGCATTGATTGAAGCTTCAGGACTTAATGCTGAAAAAGTACCAAAATTTCAAAAAGCACAAATAAAACTAGATGAATTAAAAGCTAAAAAAGATAAAACAATGGGTGCGGCTGCAAGTGAAGATGATGCTAAAGCTGGTGCCAAAGATAAAAAAACTAATACTTTATTAGGTAAAATTGCTGGTGGTATAAGTGGTATTGCAAAACAAGGTATGCAGAAAGTAAAGTCTGGTCTTGGTGGTTTTAGTAAATTTCTCTTTGGTGCTTTAGCTGTTGCTGCTCTTGCATTTTTAGACCACCCTAAATTTAAAGAAATGATAAGTCTATTGGTAGATACTTTAATACCACTTGCAGTAACTTTTTA